GAAGTAATACAATCAATCCTTCAAAAAGAAGGTATAACTCGTTTTGAAACCAATGATTTGAACTCCTTTATATATGCTATGAACGGTGATATGCGGAGGGCGATTACAGAATTACAGGCCGCAAAAGCAAGTGATTCTTCCCTCAAGGCACAGGTGGATAACAGTTTAGATGAATATAGCAAAATACTAATGAAAATAATTGATAAACAGGCAGATTCTTTACAGGCAATACATAACTTACTTTACGATGGATATACTATCCGTGAAATTTGTATTGGCTTGCATGACGCAGTATTAATTGCTGAATTAGATAGCAATTTGAAATTTAAAGTCCTTAGAACGATAGGAGAAAGTGAATGGCGTTCAACCACTATGACTCCTAAAGTATTAGCCTCATGGTTAATTGGCCAACTATCATAGAATTGAACAAAAACAAAAAAGAAAACAGGAAAGTGAAAAATATGAATGAAGATATGAAAGCAGAAGTGATTAAAAGCGCACAATATATTGGTTTGAGCGAAGAAGAGGCGTTAGCAAAATTCGTTGAAGTTTGCGAAGAAAACGGCATTGAAACAACAAACCCAATTGCTAAAGGTGTATGGAGAAACTATGTTGCGAATGTTAGAAGAACCCAAGAGGGAGATTCAAATAATAACAATAACAACAGTAATGATTCTTTTTACAAGGCGGCATTTGGATTCTTTGTTGCTTTAGAAGAACCAAGAGATATGATGGCGTGGAACAGAATGAAAGCAAAAGAAGAGTTTATGCGTGATGCTGATAATGCCCTTGAAAAAGGAATTGTAGCAATAGCAAATGAAAACGCTTTAGGTAAATGGGTTATTTCCCGTTATCAACATGGAGAATATGAAGAGAAAACCATTTCATCTCTACCTGCGGGAGCAGAAGAAACAGAAGATGGCCGATATTATATTCCTTTAGATAACACACCCGTTTATATGAATGGCGGAAAGAATGCACAATACGGAAAACCACTACCACCACAACAAATGAGAAGAAGCGGTGTATTTTACGGTTCTATTGGAACAGGTGAAATGAAGCCTTATTTCTTCTCTTATAAGAATCAAGGCGGAGTGGATTTTGCACCTAATACATTTGAATGGGTGCATTTCCTTTGTGTTGCTAATGATGCCGGAACAGATATTTATGGGGCTAAAGATTTAACAGTCAATAGTCTTTCATTGAATAGTGAAATGAGTCCGGATAATGAATTATTTAGAGATATGTCTAACTTTAACTTTGAAGATTGTCTAAGGAATAACTTTGGTTCTCATCTAACTCCACTTATGGAATTAGATAGAGCGCATATCCAAAGACAGGAATTACCTTCTAAGGAAAGATATGTAATTACTGATGGAACAGTAACTAATATGAATATGACTCCAACAAAGAACGGTAATAGAATTATCAATATAACAGATATTGATTATGAATTGGATTATTCCGATGGTTCGGGAATTGTCACTTGTTGGATTCCTCCACATTTGAATATTGATTTCGGTATTCAATCATCAGTTATTATTGTTGGCCGAACAAGCCAAAGAACAACCGATGAAGGAGTTGAACCAACAACAATTAATGCTTCGGGTATTTATTGCACCCTAAAGCATGGTTCAGCCGTTGAAGTTTCCCAACCCGTTGAGGATAACTTTGATTGGTTTTGATTGATTATTCAATCATTGTGTAGTCGTTGGCGTTAATGACGGCCATATAGGTGCGAAGCCTATACTTAAAGAGGAATTAATATGATAAGAATTTTTAAAAATGCACTAAAAACAGATAGAGCGTTTATTCACTACGATAAAATCCAACACATTTCATGGAATCAAAATGGAGAGTTAGGTATGGAATTGAAGGTGTATTCAAACGCAGGAATGATAATCCAATATTTAGAACTTCAAGACCTTGAGAGGTTTTTAGATTCTTATGTTCGTGATTGGTTAGGAATAGGGGGATTTACCTATGAATGAATTAAAAGAAGATAAGTATTTAATAAAGACTAATAGTTATATGATTGACTTGTCTAAAGTAGATTTTATTACTTGGAAAGAAAATGACAAGAAAGAAAATACCTATTGGGCTAAGTTCCATATTGGAACTAAAGAAGCAAGATATGTTTGTAATGGTATTGAGGAATTAAGAACAGTATTGGAAACATGGTCTAAACTTAATGGAAAGAAAGTAGAAATAGAAGATGAAGATATAATAGAGGAATGGTGATATAATGAGTTTAACAAGTAAGAATAAACAACCAGCAGTAGCGAATGAAATGATAGAAAACCAAAGAGTTGTCGCATTTCAGGATAAATTGAAAAAACAAACAGAAGGTAGATTAGCAAGAAGTAGTCGTTTAGTCTGTGGTATTTGGGGAGAACCTAAAACAGTCAAAAGCGGATTAGCACTTGATTTTCCTAATAAGCAAATTTATGTTTTAGATTGGGATAATGGTTGCGAACCGACATGGAGACAAAACCATGAAATGACCGACAGGATTACTTTATGGAATCCCGAAGTAAGAAACGAAAATGGCGAATTAGATATTCAAAAGTCGGAAGCAAATTCCGAAGATTTTGTTTTATTCGTTAAGTCTAAAATAGCAGAAGGAGAAGATGTTTTGTTTGTCTTTGACGGAGTAGATAAGTGGCTTGATTGTTGCACATTAAATGTAACCGGAAGTTCTAAAATCGGCAAACCACAAAAGATGAAGTTTGAATGGGGCAAAAGAAATGCACCATTTTATTCTCTATTGATGATGTGTAAGAATTTAGATTGCGACCAAATTTACATTACTCATGCTAAAGCAGATTATGGAGCAACAGGAGAAGTAATTGGTTCTAAACCTAATTGGCACAATTGGGGAGATTATATGTTCCAAATTATTTCAACAAGAAGAACTCGCAAGAAAAACGATGTAGTGTATAAGGCTGAATTACTAAGTAGTAAAACCAATACTGCGCTTGTCGGTAAAACTTGGGAATCATTAACTGTCGGAACAGGTAAAGTTTCTTGGACAGGTATTCCCGAATTGCGAGAGGGATTGATTTGAAATTTACAATTGAAACAAATAAACTAAAGAATGGATTAGAGAGCGTTCAAGTTAAAGGAAAGGGAACAACCAATAATGGATTTGGTAATACTAATCTTGGAGCATACGCTCTCTTAGAAGTTAAGGATAATAATTTGAGTATTTGGAATGGAAACCAAACTTTCTTTGTATCACTAACTATTCCGTTAGAAGGTGAAACCGTTGCTGGCATTTGCTGTCTTGATAGTGCAAATGTCCTTCCTTATTTGAAATCATTTTCTAATGAGATAACATTTGCAGTTGGTGATTTTATTACCATTACAAGTGGTAATTCAAAGAAGGCTTCAATACCTTTAGTTGTTAATCACCCTCAAATTGAACCATTGACAAGAATTAAGGGAATGCTAAGTCATGTTAGATATGAAGTAAATCCTAATAGATTATGGACTTTCGGCAAAGGAGAGTTTGAAACTGCATTTACTATTACACAAGCACAATTCAAAAGTGCGATTAAAACTTGTGAATTGGTTAAGAGTGGAATATACAAATTAGACAAGAATGAAACAATAACGCTTTCAACAAGACAAAGCATTACTAATAAGTATGAAGAAACGCTAACTCCGTTGTTCATTACTAATCCAAATGAAGGGGCAACTGTTGAGTTTAGTAGCCCTCTTTATGCTTTCTTTGAGAAAGACCAAATGTTAAACATATACATGAAAGATGAATTTCCGCTTTTGATAGTGGCTAATGATAGAATACTATTGAAAGCACCACATATAGGTGCGTGAATAATAATGATAATAAGTAAGATGAATGATGGTAAAAGAATCTATAAATCTTGGAGAGAGAACGGTGAAAAGAAGTTTGAAATGGTGGAAGTTAAACCTTATTTTTATGTTAAAGAAGATGAGAAAGAACCTTCCAAGTATAAGGCATCAAAGTATATTGATAGAGACTTTGAGTATATTCGTGGTGATTGGGTTAATATTGATAATGAGCCGTTAAAGAAAGTTGTAGTTGATACTTCTTTTGATATTAAAAAGGCTAAAGATATGTTCAAGAAAACCTATGAGGCCGATGTGCCTTTTCACTTTAGATATGCAGTTGATGAAATAAAAGAAATGCCGGAGTATAAAATGCGTAAATGGTATTGGGATATGGAATGGCAACAAGGCGGAGAACA